AGCCAAGCAAGGAAAAGAAAAGTGAAAGGCCAACATACTTGTCCTCCGGGCTTTGTCTCAGATGGACGAGGCGGATGTATTAAAAAGAAGCGAATCTAGGTTGTGGGAACTTAGTAGGAGTTTGTACTTGAAAATAGTATCTGTAGATTCTGTTGCCCTCTTAGATCCCGATAGTCTGAAGAGGCTCAATGGAATGATAGCACGGTTAAAGAGAGGAGAAGATAGGGACTTTCGAACCCCACTCTATGATGCAAAACCACGTTCCGAGATTATAGAGATATTCCAAAATGGGATTGGAGATAGTCCTTTTCCTCAAATGGCGGCAATTGATAGAGACGAGATTAGTGATGTGGGGACTAGTTCCCGATTCTTACCATGGGATGCAGGGGCTAGTCTTCTCATAGAGCCATATTTTAGCATTGCACCACTAAACTTCGATCGAGTGGTGTGGAGTAAGGCTTATCACCAATTGAGTTCTTTATTGCCCCCTCATTCTGTGCGTCCTTCGCAACTCAGCACGTCTTTTGGCGAAATGCCATCTGATACGAACTTGGGTCTACCCCGCTTTTCACGAGAGAGGAAGTATGCAAGAGAGTATCTTAGTCGTGCACTCAATATCCGTAGTGAAGATGATGTATATCCCGATGTTTTGGGTTGGCGGACTAGTGCAAAGGGAAAGGAGTACGCTCGGCGGCGACCTATATGGATGAAAGATCACGTGGAGACTATTATTGGTCTCTCCATAGCGAAACCGCTTTTGAGGAGACTCCGTTTACTTCCAGGATTTGCGGCGTGGAATAGGACTGAAGTAATCGACGAGCGAGTTACATCTATCCTAAAATATGCTGTAGGTCATAAACTGGTCGTAAATTCAATGGACTATTCATCATTCGATAGTTCTGTACGACGTGAGTTAATCGATATGATTTTCGATATACTGGAACTATGGATGCATGAAGATGCGAGATTCCATTTACGTATCCTAAGGGAATTGTTCGCCAGATCAATTCTTATCACACCCGATGGGGCTGTTGTGGGTCGTAATGGTGGAATTCCTAGTGGGTCGGCTATGACTAACTTAATTGATAGTCTTTTAAACCTATTCTCAGGATTTTATATAGCATATAAAACTGATACATTGCTAGCAAAGTATGAATCAATGGGTGATGATTCTTTATTTGTGTTTTCTGAGGATATCAGTGACCACATACCGGCTATTGTGAAGGAGATTGGCCTAGCGGCCAGTGCGGAAAAGCAATATTTGGCTGATGACAGTTGCCACTATCTGCAAAGATGGTATTCTATTAATTATAAAATTGATGGTATTTGCAGAGGTATTCATAGTCCCTTTAGGACGTTAAATGGGTCTATGGGTCAAGATCGCATGCATCCGAATTGGAATGAACTGATGCATCCTGTCAGATGGCAAATGCAGGACCTAAATCTGCAGTGGGATACTAGATTTGAAAAGTATATGAG